GCAACATCAGGAATCGTAGGCTCAATAGAGGGCGTATCAATCGTGGAAGATCCAAACGTAACGGCTGGAACTGCTGTTGTATTCGGTAAGAACGCACTTGGTAAAGCGGTTGCTAAATCACCAGCTTTAGTTATTAAAGAGGGTTCTGATAACTTAGGTCGTACTGTTAATATCGGTTGGTATGGTGTTATGGCTTACGGTGTTATTGACCAGAACGCACTACGTGTACTAACTGGAGTGTAATCAATGAGCAAGGTAGCTAAAAAAGCGGTAGCTAAAAAAGCTACTAAGCATCAATTGAAAGCAATTTGTGATGGTTCTCACGGCATTGATGGCGGTATCTACACCTTTAAAAAGGGTGATACCGTTACTGTATCTAAGAAAGCACACTACGACTCTATGAAAGAGTTGGCGTGTTTTAGCGAGGTATAACCAATGGCGTGGGTGCTTAAAAATGCAGACATCATTCAAGCATTACCGTTATTAGCCGATCATTATGAAAAGGCTGACAGTGGCTCAACAACTCAACTTGTATGTAGTAGATTAACGCTACTCGTAGATGGTGAGATTGAAGGTGCTACTATTGGCTTTATTTCTAGTGATACTGCTGGTACTGATGCGATAGTTACTTCTTATGAGGGTGGTTCTGGAACTTTTGGCTTTGCGGCATTATCTAATGCTGTTGATAGTTCAACGGGTTTCGGAATAGTCTATATTGACTACACACCTTTTATTAATAGAGCTTACGATATTATCAACAATGAGATGCGTAATCGTGGCTTAGATATTACATTGTTCAAGACAACTACCCAAGTGAAAGAACTTCATTTGATGAAAACTCTTGAGTTAATTTGTATGTCTAAACGTCAAGATGCCGACTCTGATGATATTTATCACGAATCATATTTAGTCTTTAAGGAAAATTACGAAAGTGAATTGACCACATTAAAGGCTGATTACGATACTGATGAAGATGGCACTATTGAAACAGCAGAAGAAAAACAATCTAATCAAGTGGTACTGATGAAATGATAACGCTATTACAAAAGAAAGGCTTTCGATTTACCGATAAAGACACGCTTACTAATCGTGAATTTCGTGCTTTGGATGCTTCTTTTGAACAGAGCGAAACAATGTCCACATTCGCTTATCCAGTATTTGATGTAGTTGAGGGTTTTGAGTTATATCTTAATCAAAAGACTTACAGAGAATCAGCGTTAAGAGAAATACTTGATTTATCAAGGACAGAGGGTCGTGATGATTTATATATGGTTGATATGAACGGTTATGTTGATGACGGCTATATTAAAGAGCAAACTGGCTACGATGATATTTCAGTGGAAGTCGAAACTGATGAGCGTGGTTATTGGATTACATTTACAACAATTAAACAAGGAGTTACATAATGGCTATTAAAGGACACGAAGGTAGTGTCACAGTTGCTGGTAATGCGAGTGCTATGGGAAACGCGAAAGCGTGGTCTTTAGACATCTCACAAGAAACTGCTGACGTTACCGATTTTGGTTCATCTGGCTGGAAAGAATCCGCTGCTACGTTAAAGTCGTGGTCTGGTTCTATTACAGCAATCTTTGACGCATCTGGTGCTGATGAGGCTGATTTACAAACCGCTTTAACTGGTGGTTCGGCAATCAATCTTGATTTGCAACTTGGTGATGGTACTGGCTCATACGATAAGTATTCTGGCAGTGCTAACATTACTGGGCAATCAGTGACAAATGACGTTAATGGCATTGTTGAAGCAACCTTTACCTTTGAGGGTACTGGGGCATTAACAATCGCTTAACTACTAAGGGCTTTAATTAGCCCTTTTTTACTATATGGATAAATTATTAAAAGCATTAGAGAAAGAATCTAAAGATATTCGTTCTGCTGATATTGTTGTGGGTAAAAAGGTTCACAAGATTCATTACCGCATTATGTCTGGTGACGATCACTCAAGGGCATTAGAGTTATCAAAGAAAACGAAGAACATTAAAGAAACAGATGGTTCAACAACTGAACTAACTTACTATGATGATGATTTGTTACGCTCTCACATAATATACTTTCAACTGCTAGACAAAAGTGGTGAACGTGTTTTTACTAATTTAACTAAAGTTAAATGGATTAGAGATAATATAACGTATGAAACGGCTTCTTATTTAGCCGCAGTAATGGGTTTAAAATCTGTATCTGATATTGTAGAGGAACAACAAGAAATACTAAAAAAGATGAATGGCTAAAGGCAAAGGCTTTCTTAGCTTTTGAACTTCATAAGACCATCACCGAAATCAACGCTTTGCCAATGTCAGAAATTGGTACACTATTAGCATACAAGATTAATGCTAACAAAGAGGTAAATGATGGCAACTGAAAAGATTGAAATACAGATAATTGCTAAAGGCAAACCAGCCGAGAAAGCAATTAAAGGTGTTGAGAATAAGACCAAAGACTTAGGTAAACAAGCTAAGAAAACTGGCAAAGAAACAGATGGTATGCTTACCAAGATGAAAGCTGGTTGGATTGCTGTTGGTGCTGCTATGGCAATATCAGTTAGCAAGGCGGCAACCTTTGAACGTGCATCTATTGGCTTAACAAGGTCACAAAAAGACTGGTCAAAAGAAACGGCATTAGCAACTGATATTCAAGCTGAACAAGTTGCTGGGTTCTTAAAATCTGCTAAAACTGCTGGATTAAACGAAGAAGCACAGCGTAAATTAGCCAAGCAATCAATCGCTTTAGGTTACGCATTCCCACACGAAAACGCTGAAACATTAAACGACAATATGATTATGTTAGCCAAGACTGGTGAAGCACAAGGTTTTGTTGTTGATATATTAGAACAAAAGTATGTTGGTCTTGGTGAAGATATAACTACCCTTGATTTAAAGACTAAATCTTGGACTGAGAAAATGGAACTTGTTAATGAGGTTGTTGAAGAATCTCAAAGACAAATGGATTCATCCACATTTAAAGAATACCAAGAAACAATAGGTAATATTGACAAAGCATTAACATCGCTTGGTGAAACTATTGTCACGATAGCAACCGAATCTGGTGCTTTAGGGTTGTTTAATAAAATGCTTGGTGGTGCTGACTTATTATTAAAACGAGTACATTTAGGTGTATTAGGATTGTCTGGCATCTTTAATGAAACCAATGAAGAACGTAAAAGATGGCTTGATTTGGCTGTTAGTGTTCTTGAACAAGATGAGAAACTATACGGCTCTGACAATCAAAAAAGATTAAAAGAATATAAAAAAGAATTATCTGGTATTAATAAAGAGCTTGGGGTTCAAGAAGAATCAGAAAAGACGATTATTAAAATACGTGCTGGTGGTGCTAAAGCATTAGAATCACAAATGACTTTATTTGAAAAGGTAAGGCAAACGTATGAAGAAACCTATAATGGTATTACGAATGGCTTTAAGAAATATATTGATGAAGTAAAAGACGGTAATAAGCAATATTCAAATCTAACGAATGTTGGATTAAGAGCGGCAAAAGGTCTTGAAGATGCCTTTGTTAATATGGCAATGGGTGTTAAGACTTCATTCAAAGATATGGCTAATGCCATTATGGCTGACTTGCTGCGTATTATAATTAGACGAAACATTACAACAAAATTGCTTGGTTTTTTCCACACTGGTACAGCAGAAGTTAAACACTCTGGCGGTATGATTGGTGTGCCATCATTCCATACTGGTGTTCGATCAGATGAACGAATGGCTAAACTACAAGTTGGTGAAGCTGTTATTAATCGTGGTGGTGCTTCAAAGAACCGTGATGCTATTGAAGCAATGAATAAAGGGTACAGTGTTGGCGGCAGTGGTGGTCAAGTAACAACTGCTGAGATTAACTTTAACGTACAAGCCATTGATGCTAATTCATTCAATAATTATCTTGTGAATAATAGAGATACAATTGAGGGTATTATCAACGCATCTTTAACTTCTAACGGTTCAGTGCGTAGAACAATTAGGCAAACAATCTAATGGCACTATCAGACTTATCATCTTCGTTATTAGCGAAGCACAGTCACGTTCAAGTAGAAGAATGGACTAAACAAGGTCAAGCATTACAATTCAATTCTGGCAAGAACCAACGTATTGTTAGCAATACTATTCCAGCGATTGAAATGACGATTAGTTATAAGAATTTACTCCAGAGTGATTTTGAGGGGTTAAGAACATCTTTTGAATCTAGTCATTCAAATACGTTTGAACTAACTAATACAAGTGAAGAAACATTAGAGTATATCGATCCAAGACGCGACCATTTAGGTACAGCAAATACGAGTGTTTGGGCATTTAAAGAATTTAAGTTTAAAGCCACAGCAAACCAAAGATGGACTGGTACTGTTAAATTAATAACATCTGTATTCTTTGACTTTACTGAATATCAACAAGCATTTACGCAATCATCAACTTATTCACCAGTGACAACAACGGACACCACATTTACGTCTTTAATGGCTAATTATGCCCAGCCTTACCAAATTGATTATGAATATATGAACAACTCTATATTCTCAAATATAGGACAATCAGCACGTCATATTAAGGATAAAGGTGGGCTTCGTAAAAAATGGACTCTATCTTGGTTATTACAACAATCTGACTTCTTGGAATTGTTAAAATATTATCGTAAGCGTGGTGGCATTATGTCTAAATTCGGTGTACCTAAACTTGGCTTTGGCACTATTGGTAAAACAGAAGCCGTCTTTATGACCGACTCATTCAAATATGATAAGCGTGTTGATGGTATGTATTCTTGTAAAGCAGACATTGTAGAGGTGTTATGAGTAAGACAATAACAAATAATTCACGTTCAGACGATCAGTTAGCGATACTACATCTGTTTGAGTTTCAAATGGATAAGGACTTAGACGGTAATGTGGGCGAAGCTGGTGAAATCCTATACTTTACTGACCACGATATATTTGTAACTGATGGTACTAATGAATACACACCGTTAGCAATTAGCTTTGATAAATTATCAGAAGATTTTGCAATGAGTTCAGACTCTATTAACATCACTATTGACAATGTGAATGGTGCTTTATCAACAGAAGCGTTAGCATCAGAATGGCGAAACAATCCAGCAAAGATAACTAGAGTTATTTATACACCACCATCACAAACGCTTGACAGTGAGAATTATGACTATGGTTTAGTTCATTATGAAGCAGCGACTACCTATCCAAGATTAGACATTAGTTCAGTCACTAAAGATACTTACACATTGTTTGAGGGTGTTATTGATACATTCAGTGCGACATCACAAGCATTAACTGGATCGCTAACAACTAAGTTCACTTATTGGAACAGACCATTCCCGACAAGAATCTACAACCAAAACGAGTTCACTTCAATTGTTGATGCTATTGTTGATGTTGTTTATTGGGGTAGACAAGAAACAGTATGATGAACAACTGCTTTACTACTGTTTATAACTATCTTAACTTACGATATTCTATGCCGAAAGAATGGAATGGATATACACAAGACGATATGGAATTATTCGTCAAAGATGAGAAGAAGTTTCTTGGTCGTAAAGACCATATCGCATTCTTTAGAAGTTTTTGCTCAAAAGTGAAAGATGCTAAAAAAGACGATATAGTGCTGACACGTAAATCAGTTGGTGTTGCTATTAATCAATTCACCTATTGGGTTTATAACGAAGATATGGAACGCACAGTACATAAGAAATTAGACAAGGGTTGTTTAATTATGAGGATTAATAATGGGTGATACAGTTAAGGCGATTGCTGGTTTAGCATTAGCATACTTCGCACCAGCATTAGCTGGAATGACACA